AATTGCTTTGTGTTTTAAGTCAGAGCTCTCAAAGAATAGAGACTTGATAGCTTTCTAGCCTAGGGGGAGGCAGGAGACCACCCCAGTCCACCCATGTATCTATAGCATACTCATACAAAATCTAGCAGTTTCTCCGTCAACCAGATTTGCCCGTAAGTAGTTTACACTAACTTCAAAGGGGCTAGTTATTTTTAATCAGTATGGGTAGTTTTTGGATGGGTGTTTTTGAGGTAAGTAGAACTACTTAGTTGCCCTCAGTAGGGGCTATATGCACCCGGGGGGAGCACTAAAGTTATTATAGTGTTGGATTTTGATTTTGTCAAGAGGGTTGACAAATTTATTTCCGAAGTATATACTAAGCCTATGGCAATGTTACCAACTCAGTCTAATCAGACCCAAAGAAAGCTTACCGAAAAACAGCAATCCTTTTTGGAACACCTTGTTGAAACGCAAGGAGATGCTAAAAAGGCTGCTGAGTTAGCAGGTTATACAAGTCACTATCATCATGTGGTTAAAACCTTAAAGAATGAAATACTTGAACTAACTCAGGAAATCTTGGCAAACTCTGCACCTAAAGCAGCATTTAAGCTTGTCGAGATTATGGAGTCTAATCGACCTATAGTACAAGCTAATAATAAACTATCAGCAGCTCAAACACTGTTGGATAGGGTTGGTGTTAGTAAAATAGACAAATTAGACGTTAATCATAATTTAAACAGTGGTATCTTTGTCATGCCTGATAAAGCCCCACTGGATTTACCAGAGGAAGATTATGAAGATATTTCTGACAGAGATTGAAGAAAAAGGCAAAAAGTATGCAGGACCTAATATAGTTGCAGAAAACTTAGCAGAAGCTGAGGAAGCAGCTAAAGCAAATAATTTAATAGTAGTAGGAGAGTTTGTTGAGTTAGTTGTTGGTAGTGGGTTAATGCATTATTTAGAAGAAGAAATACACAACAAGGACAGGGTGTTACACTAATGACTTTTAATATTATTTCATTTATAAGTTTTATGGTAACTTATTTTTTAATAAAAAAATTATTTTTTAAATCAAATGGCAGTAAAGAAAAGAAAAAGCACAGTAAATAAAGCAGGTAACTATACAAAACCTACTATGCGTAAAAATTTATTTAATAGGATTAAAGCTGGTAGTAAAGGTGGTAAGCCGGGTCAATGGTCTGCACGTAAAGCACAGATGTTAGCTAAACAATACAAAGCTAAAGGTGGCGGCTATAAATAATGAGTCGCCCTCAACAAACACAAGAAGTAAATTTTGTTGACTTAGCAGAACTAATTAGACAACAACAATTACAGTGTAATGGCTAAAAAACGTAAAGACCCTAAAGTAGGCACAGGTAAAAAGCCAAAAGGCTCTGGCAGACGTTTATATACTGACGAGAATCCTAAAGATACCGTTAGTATTAAGTTTGCTACTCCAGCAGATGCTAAAGCAACAGTAGCTAAAGTAAAAAGAATTAAAAAACCTTTTGCTCGTAAGATACAAATATTAACTGTCTTAGAACAACGAGCTAAAGTATCTGGTAAAAATGAACAGGCTAGAATAGCCAAACGAGGCAAAGAAGCAATTAGGAAAAAACATGGCACTAAAAAAGTCACAAAGAAGTCTTAGAAGCTGGACTAAACAGAAATGGCGAACTAAGTCAGGTAAAAAGTCTTCAGAGACTGGAGAACGCTATTTACCTGAAGCAGCTATTAAAAGCCTTACTCCACAGGAGTACGCTGCAACCTCTCGAAAAAAACGCAAAGATACCAAAAAAGGTAAACAGTTTTCTAAACAACCTAAACGAGTTGCTAAGAAAGTACGCAAATACAGGAAAGTATCATGAGTAAAAAAGACCCAAGACTTGCCAGAGCTGGAGTTTCAGGTTACAATAAACCTAAACGAACTCCGGGGCATAAAACTAAATCACATATAGTTGTTGCTAAAGAAGGCGATAAAATAAAAACTATTCGTTTTGGACAACAAGGTAAAAAGGTTGGTACAGTAAGTGGTACAGCAGGTAAACCTAAAGCAGGAGAGTCTGCTCGTATGAAAGCTAAACGTAAGTCTTTTAAAGCTCGTCATGCTAAAAATATTAAAAAAGGAAAGATGTCCGCAGCTTGGTGGGCAGATAAGGTGAAATGGTAAAACTAACAGAAAAAGAAATACAACTTATAAACAATATACTAACTGAAGATTAATATGCCACACGCAGGACATTTTGGAGTAAAATCCGCAGCTAAACGCAATAGAATGGCTCGTAATAAAGCGAGAGGTCAAGTTGTTAGTGATGAACAAATTGCTGATAACTGGGATAAAATTTTTAATAAATCTAAAACACAGGAGAAAAAATAATGGACATTGATGTTATTATTGGCTTGTTAATAATTGGAGCAATAGGTATTTTTGCTTTTAGAGTTAAAAACCCTCAAAAATATGAAGAAGTTAAAGAAGTTTTACAAGACTACTGGGAAAATCTTAGGACCTATTTCGATAAATAATTGTAATGGATATATTACCTGACGGTTACATTCGTAAAAAATCCTCAACCATACCTTTTGGGTATGAAGAGGATGGTATGATTGAAGGTTATTTAAAACCTATTCCTCAACACTTATCAGTACTAAAAGAAGTATCTGAAGCTGTATTTCATGGTGAAATTAGTTTAGGTATTGGAGTTGATTGGTTAGAAGCTGAAACAGGTAAGAAACTTTCTCGTATGGGTTTAAAAAAATACGTAGATAGGAAATATGGAAGACTGGGAAAAAAATCCTGAAAAGTACTTGACAAACCCTGATGGGAGCTATATACTTAACAAAGACGGTACTCCACGTAAAAAAGGTGGTAGACCTAAGAACTCAGAACTATCTGATGTTCAATTAGCTTTAAGAGCTAAAAAGAAATTAGATAGTAAAAGTACTAAAGTAAAAAAGCTAACTAGAAGTTTAGCAAAAGTAAAAAAAGAAGTAGAAGCAGAAACTAAAGCTTTAACTTCTAATGTTCTAACAAAAGAAGAAACAAAAGTTCTTCCAGATGAATTACAAGAACATTTAGATACTACTGGGTCTCATGTGGCATTTATGCCGAATGATGGACCGCAGACAGATTTTTTAGCTGCAGCCGAAAAGGATGTACTTTATGGTGGAGCAGCAGGTGGTGGTAAAAGCTTTGCAATGCTTATCGACCCACTAAGGTATTGTGATAAGTCAGCTCATCGAGCTTTAATACTTAGAAGGTCAATGCCAGAGCTCAGAGAGCTTATAGATAAATCTAGGGAATTGTACCCAAAAGCATTTCCCGGAGCTAAGTTCAGAGAAGTAGAAAAGTTATGGAACTTTCCTTCAGGAGCTAAAATAGAATTTGGATTTTTGGAACGAGATGCAGATGTGTATCGTTATCAAGGACAAGCCTATAGTTGGATTGGTTTTGATGAAATAACACATTTACCAACAGAGTTTGGTTGGAACTATCTAGCATCTAGGTTAAGAACAACCGACCCAGCACTGCCAACGTATTTACGTTGCACGGCTAACCCCGGAGGAGTTGGTGCACATTGGGTTAAAAAAAGGTATGTTGAACCTTCAGACCATAATAAAACATTTGTTGGTTATGATGGTTTAACTAGAAAGTTTATTCCAGCAAGATTACAGGATAATCCTTTTCTTGCGGAAGATGGCGAGTATGAGAGAATGTTACTCTCGTTACCAGCAGTACAGCGAAAGCAACTACTAGAAGGTAACTGGGATATTAGTGAAGGTGCAGCCTTTGCTGAGTTTGACCCTAACATCCATGTCATACCACCTTTTGATATTCCTACATGGTGGGAACGTACAAAAGGAATTGACTATGGATATGCTTCGGAAAGCTGTTGTCTTTGGGCAGCAGTAGACCCAGAAGACAAAACTATTATAGTTTATCGAGAACTATATCAGAAAGGTCTTACTGGAGAAGTCTTAGGTGATAGAATAACTGATTTAGAAATGAATGAAGTTAAATCTATTACTGGAGTTTTAGATACTGCAGCATGGTCAAGAACAGGATATACAGGTCCTACGATTGGTGAAATACTAATTAAAAAAGGACATAAACTCAGAAGAGCTGATAAAAATAGAATAGCTGGTAAAATACAAATACACGAACATTTGCGACAAAATAACGAAACAGGTAGACCAAGATTGCAAATAACAAGTAGTTGTGTTAACCTTATAAAAGAATTACAAAGTCTACCATTAGCGAGTTCTAATCCAGAGGATGTAGATACTCATTCGGCTGACCATGCTTATGATGCTTTGCGTTATATGATTATGGGTAGACCTAAATTAGACCATCCTTACGATAGGATGTTAAGAATAAAAACATCGGGGTATATACCTTCAGATGATAAATTTGGATATTAATGGCAGACAACGATAATACATTTTTAACCGCTAATAGCATCTATGAAGAAGTAGAGGGCGAAGCAGGTAAAACTTTAAATCTTGAAGAAGACCAACGTATGAATTTAGTTGGTACTATTCTTGATAGATTTTATAAAGCAGAAGATGCTCGAAAGTCTGATGAACGTAGATGGTTACGAGCTTATGAAAATTATCGTGGACTTTATGGTAAAACTGTAAAGTTTAGAGAATCTGAAAAATCTAGAATATTTGTTAAGATAACTAAAACAAAAGTACTAGCTGCTTTTGGACAGTTAGTAGATGTTAT